CCAAACCACATTGGCTCTATCTTGCCATCTGAGGAAATTTAACTTAATATAAAAATAACAGCGAGCACTTTGGGGCATACTTTTAATCGGAGGTTGCCCCATTGTCTAAGAATGAAGATCACAAAGTAATAGAGATTGTTGACTTTAAGTCTGAAAAGACTGAGGACGGCCACTATATTACAGGTTACGCGAATACCAAAGGTAAGGCAGACGCCTACGGGGATATCCCCACGAGTCTAAACGGGAAACCGGTTTATGACCTTTCTAAATTCAAACGAAATCCAGTAGCGCTAGTAGATCATCAAAATAGTGTTGGTAATATTTTCGGTTCTTTCATCATTGGCACTGGCGCCACAGAGGAAGATGAAAAGGGNCTTAAAATTAAGTTGCGTTTGATGGATAATCCACAGACAGACGTTGCTAAACATGCCGTTGAGGCTTATAAGAGCGGTTTTGCCCGCGCATTTAGTATCGGCGGACGCTGGTTGTTTGAGAACAAAGACAATCCGGCGCATTTAACTAAGGCTATTATTAGTGAGATTTCAGGTGTTGCTATTGGCGCAGATAGCTACGCACTTTCTCGAGCGGCTAAACCTAAGATGGATTCAAAAATGACAGAAGCGGAAAAAACGCNGAACGTCATAGCTGAACTTGTAGGTGCTTACCGCAAAACTAATGATGCAGCAATATTAAATACTATCAAGATTTTAAAAGAAGGGATTAAAGATCATGGATAAAAAAATTCAACAATGGATCGAAGAAGGAAAGACTGACGAGGAAATCTCGGCTTTACTTCTTTCTGAGGAAGAACTATCACAAGACGTAAAGTCACTAACAGAGGACGGTGTCGCGGATGCTATTTTAAAAGGCCGTAAAGCTGCTAACGTAGCTTCCAGCCTAGCTAAGAAAAAAGCAGACCAAGCAGAAGCAGACAAAAAAGCAGCTGACGCAAAGGCGCTCGACGCTAAAGTTTCTGACGCTGTTAACGATAAGCTTAAAAGCTTAAACATAGACCCAACAGGCAACGTGGCTCAAGCTCCTAGAAGCCTAAAATGGTTCGANCCGGTTTCAAAAGAGTTTAAAGCCCACGCAGAAAAGCCGACTGAATCATACGTTAAAATGAATGAGATGCTTAGTGCTATCGTTGACAAGGATCATGCACGCGCTAAATCTATCTCTAACGAGATTGACCAGCATAATGATCGTATGTCTGCTATCCAAAACGGTAAGGCNACACCTTCTGTTTCTGACGTTGACTCAAGAGGTGGATACGCTATCCCTACAGAAGTAGACAGCATGATTCACCAGTTAATCTATAACGAATCTGCAATGCTTGGATTAGTAAATCAAGACAACATTATTTATGAGTCTAAGATTTACCCATTAATGTATGGAATGTCNGTTGTAGACATCGCTGACCAGTCAACAGCTCTTACAGAGAAAAATCCAACATTCAGTAATCCAACTGTTAACATCGAACGCGCAGGTGCTTACAGTGTTATTTCAAACACTATCATTAGGCAAAAAGGTGCGGATATCGTTAACGCATTCATCTCTGCTTACACGTCTGAGTTCGCTAAGTTCTTAGACTTCCGCTTATCAGTGGGTAATGTTACTGGTGAATCTCACTTAGTTGACGGTATCGTTTTTGACGCTAACACGTCAACTCCAACTGCAATTGCTCTTAGCGCACTTTCTTTATCTACTTTGGAAGATATGAAAAATACGCTTGACGCTTCAGCGGACATGTCTAAAACAGCATTTGTAGCTAACAGAAAAGTTGTAGGCAAGATTGGTCAATTAGAAACTACTGCTGGTCAATTGTTATTCCCTGGATACTTAAACGGTGGGTCAATTTCTCCATTCGGTATTCCATTGGTAACTAACTCNCAAATCATCTCTACGCTAGATGTTGGTGGAGACGCTCACGGCGGAACTGACGACGTTCTAATCCTTGCGGACTTCTCTAAAGTAGTTGCTGGTGTTACTCGTGAAACTCGTATCGAGTTCAGCGAACACTATCAGTTTATTAACGACGCATTAACAATCCGAGGCATCAAAGGCTACGGACAGAAAGTAATTTCTGGTTCTAGTACGGCTGGTGTTGTTGCAGTTGCTCAAGAGTTAACTAACTAGGAGGGTAAGCAATGAGTGAAGTTCTTTACGAAATAATTGATGAGAACGGAATTCTGTATCACCCGCTAGGTTCTGACGGAGGCGCCACAGAGCGCCTCCCAAAGGGATCGAAGATCACAAGCGCTGATATTGAAAAGGGGTCGTTCACGTTCTTAGGTTTGCAGAATTTAGAATCTAAGGGCAGAGTAAAAAAAGTCTCTGAAGAAAAAAAGGCTGCTAGTAAGTCTAACAAAAAGGCTCCAAAGCAAGAGAATAAAAAAGAGAGTAACGACGGGTAATTAACACAGATAACGACTACGTCGAAATTTCAAGAAGCGAAAAATAATAGGAGAGGATACAATGGGAAAATCAGGATTACAAGTAACAACACCGGGGAAGGCTACAGTCGCAGCGACTTCTACTCTGGTGCTTGCAGCCAATGAAGACAGAGAGTTTATGTCATTTACTAATGATAGTGATGAGGTTATGTATTTAACTTTTAACGGAATTGAGCAATCGGCTGCTGCTGTAATGAATGAAGGAGAACCATTGTACCCTGCGCAGACAGTATCGTTTAGTGTTCCTGTAATTCCTAAAGGGAATGTATACGCTATATGTTCGTCTGGTTCTAAGAACATAACAACTTTCGAGGGGACCTAGATGAATAAACACACACAACCATGGAGTGGGGACGCTGAATTATTAGTATTATCAACAGGAGGGGTACCTAGCGCTATACAGACTGAGATTGATGCTAAACAAGACATATTAGCAGAGGGGGCTTTTGTTGACGGAGATAAAACAAAGCTTGATGGAATAGACCAGGGCTTATCCACAACAGATGAACCATATTTTGATCGTGTTGATATTGGTGTTAATACCGAAGCTTTATCAGCAAATAAAACGCTCACAACAACGGATAATGGCGTACAAGCTCTTGACCCTAATGGATCAGACAGAGATGTTATATTGCCGAATGAAGCTGATGGTCTTATGTTTACCATTTTCAATAATGGATCAGCAAATACCTTGATCATTAAAAATGATGCAGGAACACAGCAGGGTAATCCGGTGGCTATAGGGATTTCTGTTACTATCGTATCAGATGGGACTGGCTGGATTTTTATATAATGGCTACACCTTTACTACTTCAAATATCTGCAAATAACAGCAATTCATTAAAAGCTTGGCATAGTTTCTATTATCCAGACTCTATTACTCAGTCGGGAACAGTTACTAATATGCTCGATTTGTCTGGGAATGGCAATGACTTAGATGCAGGAAATGCACCGTCTTATGTTTCAGAATCCGGAAACTTTAAAAGTGGAGCTTATTTTGACGGAGTTCAAAACTATTTAGAGACAACAGGCACTATAGATTTCAGTGCAAACAATGCTGCTACTATATTCTATGTATTTCGATATACAGGGAATCCAAAATCAGTCTCAACTAAGAAAATAATTGGTTCTCAAAATGACGCAGATTCTAATAATATTCTTTCAATAAATACTACAGAAAGGTATGGTTCGGAGGCATTTGGATTAGCTAGTGAATCTTACCAAAATATAGATAATAAAACTCATGTAATGGCTATTAAAGCATCTTCTTCAAGTGGGGAAAGAGAAATGTGGATAGATGGGACAATGGACCATTCAACATCTATAACATGGGCGAATGGGAATGGGGAAATAGGAATCGGGCGTGACATAAATGCTCTTAGCAATTATTTTGATGGGTTTGTTTTTGAATTTGCTGTGTTTAATGTAGCTCTTACAGATGATGAAATTATTTCTATTTCTCGTGATATGGGAACAAGATATAATGTAAGCGTAAACAATGTTCCAAGTGATGCTTTTTACTGGTTCGATACTGACTCTACCAAAACAGAAACGCTAAATGGCTCAGACTTTTCAGCAATAGCTAGTCGAGTTGGGTCTTTATCTGTCTCTCAAGCAACCGCTGCTCAACAACCTACAAAATCAGAAGGATTGCTAAACGGTTATACAGGGGCAACGTTTATTGATGCTGATAATACGGTCCTTGATAATGTCGGATCTGGGAGTACGTCTAACAGCTTCACTGGTTTTGTTGTAGGTGCCGTTGATAATCAGGGTGTATATACAACATATACCGCAAATTCAAATGGAAATTATGGCTGGACCTTAGTAAAAACAGAGGATGAAGAATTGTCTCTCCGAATTGGAAATGGGTCGTCACTTAGCGACATAAAAACAACTACTGAACTATCAGCGGATGACTTCAAGGTTCCTCATGTTATTTCTTTCACATTTGATGGTTCGTCCGGGAAATTGTATTTTAATGGAACACAAGTTGCTTCCGGGACTAAAACTATTGCATTTTCAACTCAAGACATTCTTTACGGGTCGTATGACATGAATGGGAAGCTTGGAGACAGCTTATACTATGAGAGGGTCCTTTCTGATACCGAACGAAAAAATGTGGAGAATTACTTAATTAATAAGTATGTCAATCCGCTTGTTACGGTAGATTTGGATTACTTTTATGACATATCAAAACCAAAAACATTAACATTTAATGGGAGTGGAGTTTCGGGTGTTGTAAATATTGAAGGTACTAGCGCTTATGATTGTTCTCAATCAACAGCATCTGAACAACCGACGTTTGACGGCTATGGGCTAAAATCGCATTCTGCCCTAATTACAACAAATGCTAATGATCAAGCGTTTACCTTTGCAAATGGGACTTTACCTCAGCCTACTAACGTTACAATATATGTTGTAAGTAAAGCAACACTTGACGCAAGTATAACAAGGATGATTGTTAGAAATTTTTTAGATTCAAAAGGGTATAGAGTTGGAATATTATCTACAGGCAGATTGATGATGAGAATTGGTACAGACAGCGGTGCAATTAATTTTTCCTCAGCCATATTAAGTTATTCTGAATTAGCTAAGCCTTTTGTTGCTTGTTTTAGGTATGATGGGTCAAACATGAAGATCGATTTTAATAACGGAGGTCTTAGTTTTTCAGGAACAAATGCTCATACGGGCGATATTATTTATGATTCACCAGCTTGCAGTATGTTTAGTAGTGGCGATGTAGATGCCAATACATCTCTAATTGCTTCACATGGCGTCTCTCATGATGATGATACTGTAAAAACTAATATTAATTATTTATTAAGACAATTTAATATAGGATAGGAGTTTTANAATATGACAACTGTAACAATAATTGACACGGACGGTAACGAAATTACGGGGAGTTTAAAATATAACAATATCGAAATTGGTGACTTGCTGTTTTATATAGAATGGGACAGTGAAGACGAATTTGATTCTTGGCATGGTACGATAGACACGTTTGATAGCACTGTGCAAGAAGGTACTATCAACGCACATTTTGGCGTGCCTGGAGGGGATAAAAATCAAACATTAAATTGCGTAGCATTTAATCCTCACCCATTAAACGGTAAAGGGTATAGTACATTTCATGCAAATTTCCCGGACAATTTAAATCCAAGCATAACAACAATTACAGGTGCGAGCATAGTTGAATATGATTATCTTGTAGAACAAAATTATTTTGAGGAAGAAGAAACNNCCTAGATATTGTAATTTTAAAGGAATTGATAATATAATGATTTAAAATCACGGGGCTTTTTGGAGAATTTTAATGGCAATCGTGACTAACTCAGATGTATTTGAATTTTGTGGNACACCTTCCGATGTGCAAACAACGCAAGGCACTGCTATAACAAACTTGATTTCACGTGTTACAGAAGAAGTTGAGGCTATGCTTGGCCGAAAGGTTGAGAATACTACGTATACTGATCTTGTATTTGGACACGGAAAGGGCGCAGTAGTTTACGGTGATTGCCTATGGTTAAAGGGACCGCTTAGAGATTTGCATACGATAACATCCATAACAGAGACAGGCACGTCTTTAACTGAGTCAACTGACTATGACGACGGTGGCGATTTCTATCTGGACACTCAGAAAGGACTCCTAATTAAAATCAATGATGTATGGAGCAAGGAACCTATAGCGTTTAAGCTGACAGGCGATGTGTGTATCGGCTTTGGCTCTGGACTTATGTACGGGTCTACTGCTAGAGGAGATATTAAGCAGGCCATTATAGAGATGGTCGCTGCTAAGTCTGGCCTTTGGAAAAACAATGTTATGACTGAGGGGGGAAGTATCGAAACGATTAGAACTACCCCTAGGAAAGAGACAATGGCGACGCTTAAAAAATACCGTTTGAGGGATTTTTAATGGCTACAAAGGTTGAAATACGCGGTTATGATAAGCTTAGAAAGCATATTGAAAAAATGTCGAATCCTAAATTTGAATTTGATAAAGACTTTAAATCTACAGCAGTATTTAGTGTTTCCAAGTTTGGACGCGGTACAAATAGAAAGACAGGTAATACAGCGAGAGGATGGCAGAAACCAAAAAGATTAGGGCTTTCTAATTATAAGGTTTCCAATNACGTAAAGACCACAGATGGTAAGCATTTAATTGTAAACATACTAAACTATGGTAGAAAAGAAGTACGCCCAGTTAAGGCTAAACGATTGTATATACCACTATCTCAAAAGGGCATGTCTAAAAAAACAGGAGCCAAGATACCAAAGGATTTTGTGTATGGAATAGATTATGTACTGGCTAAGAAATCCAGGGCGACTAAAGGCACATTCTTTATTCAAAAGACACTCAAGGATGCTTCTAAGAAGCTAACTAAGGCCATGATCTCTACTATAAGGAGGGTTCATAGTGGGAATTAAGGTTTCATTGATTGAAGAAATACGCGCGCGACTAGCTGCTGAGAATGTCGAAGGTGGCGAACTCGAAGACATTAAGCAGATTAGAGTCGGCAGTGTTGAGGACTCAAGAAAGGAAAACGACTTNCCTATCATTACTATACAGTTGTTAAGTGGTGAAGAATTAGCAGAACACCCTAACAAGCAAATATACGATCAAATGACAATAGGCGTAGGTATTGTTGTCAATAAACTAGCTGAAGACGGAAATACACTATACAAAACAAGTGATAGCTCAGGTGCGTTATTTCTGTTTGAGAAAATGTTAAATGTTATCGATAAAAACACAAGTGGCGTGGTCGATAACACGTTTAATGGAAACGCCCATTTCTTAAAGGAGATGACCTACGAAGTAGACGAAGACGAGAATGTTATAGTCTTTTATGCTAGGTTAATTATTAAGGCGACAGCCTTCACAGTGGGAGGAAGATAACATGAGTGAAAAAAAACAAGAGGTCAAAAAATTTAAAATGAAATACAAAGGTGATTACGCCGTTGTATTAATGAGTCCGTATTATGTAGGCAAGGTATTACCTGGCGAAATTATTGAAGTTGATGAGTTAACCTTTAATGAGCGCAAAAACAATAAATCATGGGAACCAGTAAAATCAAAAAAGGAGAGTAAATAGTCATGACAATTTCAGGTTTAGGACAAGACGGGTACGTCAGAATACAAAAAGAGACAACTTGGGGGACAGCGGTAACAAGCTCTATGACAGACTTGCCATGTTTGGCAGGATCAACGTTTGAAACGTTTTACGAGAACATAGAAAATGAAAATGTAATCGCTAGCAGAGTAAAGCAAGCGCCGGACCAAGGTAGGCAGTACGCTAGGTTTAACTTACAAATGAAGTTACATTATACGCTTATTGGAGATATTTTAGAGCTTTTCTTAGGTGGCGCTTCTAGTGCTGGCCCTACAGATAGCACGTATACTCATACATGGTTGACACCTATCACGGGTACAACTATCGGCGAATCTTTCACCATGCAAGTAGCTAAGGGTGGCGCAACGGCTGAACAATTAGCAGGGTGTGTAATTAAAACGTTCAGATTAGCTACTGATAACCAAGGTGCATTAGTTATTACGCTAGAAGGAATAGCTAAACTATATACAGCAGGTGTTACTAGGGTTTCATCTTGGTCGTATCCTTCTGCAATTCCTGGCAACTTCTCAGACATAGTGTTAAACCTTGATAACGGTTCTGATGCGGCATTCGATCAGCCATGTAATTCATTAGAGGTTACAGTTGATACAGGGTTGAAAGTTGAGAATTTCAAGACGGGTAGCATCTACACAAATGAGCCTATCTTCGAGACTATTCCATCAGTAATGCTTTCATGTAACATTGACGCTGATATACAGTTCAAAAGTGCTGCAAATGCTAATACTCAGTATGCTATTACAGTTACAGCTACAGCTAAAGAGTATGCAGCAGGTACAACATACTCATCACTTGCATTTGAGATTCCAAAAGGAATTTTAAATCCTGAAACATCTATCCCGTTTGAAAATGACAATTTAAGTATGGACCTAGAGTTTGATTGCGGATACGGGGGTACGACAACTGGCTCAGGTTCTGACGTGGTAGCTGCTGAGGTAAGAGTAGTTGATGCTACAGCAACACATACGTAATGTTAAAATATGTGGCAAAGTCTATGGTATAAAAAAAATATCGCCCATAGACTTTGCTAGCGATGAGGACGGCTGCCCGGTTTGTTTTTTCATAGTCAAAAAGACTGAGACTATGTATGAAAAGGCTATGCGAGAATCAGGGGCAGAGGAATCTACCAATAGAGAAGACGAGATAAAAGCGATAAAAAAATTACTGGGAGTCTCGGTAGTTTCAGTTGATTCCAAACCTTTTAATGTCGATGTATTTATGGAGGATGAAACAGATATATACGTCCTTTTTGAATTGTACTCTTACGTTATATCAAATTCTTTTTCTATTGTCTCTCCGATAGAATTTTCTAAAAAACAAATTGAGAATATAGACGCAATAGCTAGGCGGTACAGTGTACAGCCTATCGATATTTTAATGCCTAGTGGGGGGTATACAGATATGGACGCGTATACATTTAATTTAGTGGTTGCCGATAGAGGCATATCAGAAAAGGTAAATCACGTAAAAAAATCGAAAATACAGGTGGTAGCTACAATTGATTAGGTTTTTATTAGGGTGTTTATGTTTAAAGCTTAACAGAGAGAGATCTGATAGTTATTTCTTTATAGTTAATTATTTGGTAAGCACTACAGAATCGTATAAAACCAAAATCATTTTACTTTGCTGTATAAGTCATTACCTGGAAAATGGATTTTTTACCGAGGGGCAAAAGTTTGCGTTATTCAAGGAGTTTAATTGTGCTTAGATTTATTTTGGTATTTTTTTGTAAATCAAAACTTAACGGTGAATATTCGGATGTTTTTAAAGACATTTTAAAAGCAATTGATAAATCAAGGTATGATAGAAATAAAGACTTTATTGTACAGTGCGTTAAATATTACATAGAAAAAGGTAGTTTTACACAATCTCAAATAGACGCCATAAAGAGGGTTGCCAATGCCTAATAACCAAGAAAAAGTAAGTGTATTATATCAGCTAAAGGATGAGGCTAGCGCAGGCATTCAGAAGCTTGATTCAAGCTTTGTTTCTTTGGCAAAATCAATGCTTTCCCCTAAGGCTATTTTGGTCGCGCTTTCTGCTGCTGCCATTAAATCAGTTTCAAGCTTTGCTGAACTAGAAACTAAAATGCGAAACGTGGGTAACCTCACATTGGCTTCCTCTGGTGAAGTAAGGGGCATGACTAACGAGTTAATGGAGTTATCAAAAACGGTTCCTAGTAGTGCTGGGGATTTAGCTGACTCACTATTTGATGTAGTGTCGGCAGGTATACCGGCATCCGAATCAATACAATTTCTTGGAGCTGCGTCAAAGCTTGCAGCAGCTGGCGTAACGACTACCAAGGTCGCTGTTGACGGACTAACTACTGTTATAAATGCATATGGCTTAGAGGCTAGTGACGCGACATTAATTAGCGATAAGTTTTTCGGCGCTCAACAGGCAGGTAAAACCACCATCGAAGAACTAGCAACGAATATAGGTAAGGTTGCGCCCCTTGCAAAGAATATGGGGATCAGCATAGACGAGGTGCTAGCCTCTGTATCTGCACTTACCCTTCAAGGTATTAAAACAAACGAAGCTGTTACAGGTGTTCGAGCTGCATTGTCTGGTATTGGTGGCCCTTCTGTAGAAGCTAAAAAANTAGCTAATGAATTAGGNATAGAATTTANTGAGGCTGCGTTAAAGGCAAANGGCCTAGAGCAGTTCATGAGAGATGTAATAGACGCAACGGGTGGTAACACTAATGCTATGAAGGTTCTGTTTGGGTCGATTGAGGCCGTAAACTCTGTGGTTTCGCTTTCTTCAAACAACTTCGAAAGTCTTTCAAGAGTGCAGGACCAAGTAGCTAGCTCGGCAGACGTTACAGCGAAGGCATACCAATACCAAGGTGAGACGGTAGCTCAGACTTGGCAACTCACAATGAATAGGCTCAATTCATTCGTTGTTTGGGTTGGCTCTATGCTTGCGCCGGCTGTGAATGCATCCCTAAAGGTATTTAACAAGCTATACGATGTCACGGCAAAGATCAGTAGGTTCCTTTTAGTCGTAAACTCTAATTATGAGAAAAATAAAAAAGCATCTAAGGAAGCAGCGGAGGCGCAAGTATCTGACTCTGAAAAAATTAGAACCGCTAAACTTAAAGAAAAGAATAGTCAGGTACAAAATTTAATTGACCTTAAAAATGCAGAAGCAGACACGCTTAAAAAAATAATGGCGTTACATACTAAAAGAGTTCAAGGTATGAAACTTAATAATGAGTATACGCTTGAAAACGAGATAGCGCTATACGATCAGATACTAGAGACACATGAACTCACGATAAATAACAGGATAGCCTTTGAAAACAAAAGGGCTGCAATAGAAACTAGTTTAAGAGAACAAAAAACAAAAAAAGCTATAGCTATTCAATTAAAAGAGAACCAAAGACTTAAAGCTCTTGGGAAGCTATCCCTAGAAGGGGAAATCCAAAGAATAGAAGAGCTTATGTCTAGAACAGATTTAAGCTATCAGCAAAGGGAGGCGTTAGCTTCAAAGTTATTTGACCTTGAAACTGACTTAATGGTTCAGAAAAATGAGAATTCAAAGTTTTATTTCTCAGAAGAACAGAAGCGTCAAAACGAAATACTAAAAATGAAAGAAAAAGGCGTTTCAATGGAAATGCAATTCAATAAATTAGTTCTTGACGCATCAAGAGAGGCAGGAGACAAACAACTTAGCCTAGAAAAACAAGTAGCTAACGGCGTTCTCGATATATTGAAACAACAAATAATTGCGAAAGTTGATGCAATAGCAGCTGAGTATGTTGTTAAAGGGACGGCGCTACTAGTATCTTCCTTTGGTTTTAATCCAAAGGGATGGGCGAACCTAGCAGCCGGTGCTGCAATGTCTTCAGCGATAAGGTCTGCAATGTCTGGAATTAAATTAGCGAATGGCGGGATCGTGCTTCCTACGCCGGGGGGAACTACGGCGACGATTGGCGAAGCAGGGCAGCCAGAGGCAGTCATACCTCTAGGTTCAAGAGAAAGCAAAGAAATGCTTGGGGGTGGAAATAATGAAGATAAAGTTATAATATTAGACAGTGACGGAATGACAATGTTGGCCAAGGGTGTTTATAGAAAACAAAAATATTTAGAGAGAACGGGGCAGTTAGGTAATGGGTTAAAATAGTGGCGCTCGTATCCAAATTTTTCACAGATAATATTTTAGACGAAAATTCAACTTACACAACAACAAGTGGTAGTGCTTTATCCGCTTCATACCTTTACGATAGGTCTATTGTTAATATATATACAAGTGTCGGTTCTGATGATGTTACAGATGAAGTAATAGAGATAGAGTTTGACGGTAACGAAACATTTAACCGGATATTTATGAATGTTCATAATATAAAGTCTGGTGTTATTGAGTATTGGGACGGGTCGTATTGGCTTGATTTTAGTAGTGCAATATCGTTATCAGCTAACACAAACACAACGAGTTATTTTGAATTCGATTCTGTGACATGCTCTAAGATAAGACTAACTCTATACACNACAATGTCTGCTGATGACGAAAAAACAATAGGAGAGCTTCTTATTTTTACTGAGATTGGAACTTTGACAGGATCACCAACTAAAACAAAAATCTCGTTTCCTAAATATGGAATTCAAAGAAAATCAGCGAATGGCGGATCAATCAATGTTATTTTCGGCAAAAAATATCAAGGGTCTTTCACTTATACTGATATGGGACTTTCAGACATAGAAATATTTGAGACTCTTGACAATCTCGGGACATCTTTTTATTTTTGGCCGTGTGGTGGAGGTACCTATACAAATATGGGATTCCGGCTTAAAGATATATACCTTGTAAACTATACTAATGACTTTGAACCAAATGATGATGCTAACCTATTAAATGGTAATCACAGAATAACGTGTGATTTTGATGAGGTTTAAATATGAGTATTAACGATCTTGTAAAATCAAGAAAGCAGCACCCTATTAGGAGGGCGTATATAAAACGAAAGCTTGTAGATGGTACATACGAAAGCGACTGGTTTAGAATTGACTATTTACAGGGATTGGACAGGGTCCTAGATTGGGGCTCTTTTAGTCTTGAGTTAGATTTTCAGCCTGGTGAAATAGGGAATTTNGANATTTCAGGNATGACTATGGTCATGGATAATCAACATGCACTATTTAATTCAGAGGTTGATTCAAGGTCAATTTTTTATCCAGAATTTACATACTCAAATAGAAGGTATACAAAAATAAAAATTGAGTGTGGGTACCTAGATGAAGACACAAATACAGAGGTAGGCGTTGAAACTGTATTTGAAGGAATTATTGAAAGGGTAACGTTATCCGAAGATCAGACAGCCTCACTTGAGTTATTACCATACACAGCGATATTGAATTCATATTTAATAGTAGACCTAGGATTAANTGGTACAGCTACAGTTTCAAGTGTCATAACGTCTATTATGAATCAATCAAAAATAACTGAATACATACCTTATNTTGAACCTACTAACACATTTGACCCCCAAGTAATTCAACTTGCAAATCTTGAAGGCACGTATTGGGATATCATAAAACAGCTTGCCCAGCAATCCGATTCAGTGCCTTTGTTAAACGGGAGCTCCTTTGAATTTAAAGATAGAAGCGCTAACTCTGTTACATGGAACTTCCTAGGGCTTGGAAACGTCACGCAAGATATACATACGGTAACATCTTACGACGACGAGGGNGCGGATAGAGTTAGGCTTTTTTGGCAGGCAGAAGGCAGTACCGTAACGGCCATATCATCTGATAGCGCATTGAAAATAAAGTATTTAAACTCACCTCAAATAATAAACCTTGATAACTATAACAACTCAACAAAACAGAGCATCTTGAATAAGCTTTTAGCGACATGGGAGACGCCTAGGCCGTCTGTGTCGTTTACTACTAATTTTATGATAAATATAGTTTCCCTACTTGATAAGATAACCTTAAAAATATCTGGTCCAGCATATCCAATTAATACGACAAAGTGGGGTGGTGGCCATAAATGGGGGGATGGTATTAAGTGGGGCGAAGCTAGAGGGGCTGTCAACATATCATCCGGCACCTATTGGATGGTAACTAGGATTGTGAAAAATATTAATGAGTGGATGTTTGAAATCCATTCGGAAAAGGTAGTGTAAAAAATGAAAAAAAATAAAATTGTTTTATTGTTATTGCTTATTGGGTCGCCTTTGTTTGCGACGTTTAATAATATACAGGACGGGGACGACGTTTTAGCCTCGCCTATTATGCAAAATTTTAGACATGTTAACTACGGGACTGCCTTAAAGCCAGTAGACTCGTCTGGAAATAATGATGACGATAACCTTGACCTAGGGACAAATACGGTTAGATGGAAAGATTTTTATTACAGCTCACAGATATTTTCCCCTGATGGATCTGCTGCAAATCCAAGTATAAGTAATTTAGATGATGCTGACACAGGGATATTCTACCCTGCTGCAAATTCTATAGGATTTTCGACTTCTGGCTCAGAGGCATTTAGAGTAGACTCTAATGGCCATTTAGAATTCGATACAAACACACTTTATATAGATGCTTCAAATAATAGGATTGGCGTAGGAATAAGCACGCCATTAAGTGCTCTTGATGTTGACGGAACTTTTACTTCAAGGTCTACAACTAGCTTTTTAAGAGCTGTTGATAATTCTTTTTTATTAGCAAGCGGAGGAGATGCCTCAAACTCAGGTGCTAATATTTCGCTTTTTGGAGAAACACATGATACATATCCAAACAAGGTTAGATTTAGAGCAGGCGGTACAGAGACTGTATGGATTGATTCTGACGGGGATATTGGAGTTGGAACTGATTCCCCAGATTCGCATATACATATTAGAAAATCAGAAGTACCAGTGTTAAAACTTCATTATTCTGGTTTAAGGGCATATACTTTAAGCGTAACTGGTGGCTCTGCAAGCGATGGTCTTTCTTTTACTGATGCATCTGGAGGTACTGAGTTGGCGAGGATTACAAGAGATGGTGACTTTATTAATTATGCTGGGGATATAGTTGCAGAAACTGGGGATATAGTTGCAGAAAGCGGGTCTGGTTCTTTTTCGGATGGGATAAAAGCAGGAGGCACCACACCTCTAAAAATGAAAGTCTTAGATATTGGAGATTGGAACATGGATACAACACAAACTGTTGATGTTAGCCATGGTTTAGGTGATGAGGAATTAATAAGAATGGTAGATGTTATTATTCGTGATGACGGTAGTTCTTATACATACCCACTTGATGGCAAGGGTATTATATATGGGGAATACGATACAAATGTTCAGGGCGGAGTAGACAGCATTACAAATAATAATATTAGACTCGTTAGAATTACAAATGGTTTTTTTGATGACACAAGTTTCAATTCCACCTCTTATAACAGAGGATGGGTAACTATTTGGTATGAGTAAAAATAAATGAAGATAATAAAACCAGTAAAAGCAGATATCAATTCAAAGTTTGGGGAAAGGCTTCACCCCGTAACGGGGGAAGAGTCTTTCCATTGGGGCGTTGATTTCGCTTGTGAAGAAAAAACGGAAGTCGTTGCCGTAGAGGATAGTAGCGTCTGTGTTAAGAAGGTTGAACAAAAGGCTGGAAAAATGCTTACTCTTTACTGTAAAGTAAATGATACCAAGTATTTTTTCAACTACTTCCATTTAAGCGAGGTTTTTGTTAATGTTGGGGAGGAGGTAAAAAAAGGCGATGTTATAGCGTTATCTGGAAATAGCGGTATAGGAACAGGACCACATTTACATTTTGAAGTATGGGAGAATACAGCAATAAAAGCTGACAGGGAAAGCAACTGCAAGAACCCTGAAAATTATTTTAAGGAGACATGTTAAATGGAATTTGGATTAAAAAACTTAACTGATTGGGTAGTGCTTAGATTTGATTGGGCAATGCTTGGCGGAGCTGCTTTGTTTAGCGGTGTATTACTTCGTTGGGCCGGAATTAAGTTTAGAGAATATATTGTAAAGATGGTACAGAAGGTAGATAAAGAAATTGAGAAAATAGATAATGAAGATCTTGAAATCGCNTCAAGGCAAGTTGTGAGATATATAGCGCAAAAAATGCCGGATGCTGATAACAGNATAAAACTGCAAGCTGCGATACTTAGAATTAAACAGATTGTACCTAATGTCGTTATCTCTGACGATAAAATAGAAACATTTATCGAGGCTGCTTACTTAGACTTTAAAAGAGAGCTTAGTAAAATCTAATGTCCGGCGATGAACTTTCAAAAACCCAATTACTTGAAGTTCAAAGATTACTCAAAGAAGAATTTTCAGAATTCAAAAAAGACTTAAAAGAGATAACTAAATCCAACAAGGAAGCTATCTATAAAGTACACCAAAAAATAGACGACTCAAATACATTCATGAACAAAGTAAACAACAAGGTAGCCTCTTTAGAGTCTAAAAACATGATGGTAGCTTCTGTTTTTGGGTCTATAGCAGCGGTAAGTATGAGTTGGTTATTGAAGAGATAGCAATGCCTCGCTATATCCATTCTCTTTTTCAAACTGAGTCATTTTGACTTTTTTCAAAATAACTTCCCCGTAACTGTCTATCTTTATAGATTGCTTAATCCATCCACCATTAACGAAGATAAAAATAAAGTTATTCATACTTGCCCCTTTATGTCTTGATATTTTTATTATACCCTAAAAAAAATAGATGTAAACATTTTTTTGTTATTACTTGACTATTTTTTTGTTACGCCATAATATTTACATAATGTTTTTAAGCAACCTGAATAATTGTTTTGTTTATGAGGCTTAGCGATATTCAGAAAACAAAAAGCGACGCGATTCGCAATTATTGATTTGAAGCGCAAAGAATTGATATAAACACTGAATCAGACTCAACGAAGTCTACAAACCCTAGGGAGTTGTTTTTGATTCAGTGATTCGTAATTAAAGATATAGCTTTACCTATTAGTAGGCCAAGTCCAATAGAACCACATATTATTGTGGATACAAGTGTTTGCAGCTTAATTGTAAAATAACCTGACTCATNGTGATCTGATTCTAGTATGTAAAAAAAAGCTGGTATTAAGATAAGAGCAAAAATAAAAGTGTAGAAAAATCTATCCATAAAAGAAAGTATACTTTATCACACTACGATTATAAACCATTAAGAAGTGCAATAAAATAAAGAAGAGCAAAAATAAAAGTGTAGAAAAATCTATCCATAAAAGAAAGTATACTTTATCACACTACGATTATAAACCATTAAGAAGTGCAATAAAAATTAGTAT